ATACAGCACCCTACCAAAGGTAAGATGTTGTATCATCCGTTTGAGTATCAAAAGAAACTTATAGATACTTATCACAATTATAGATTCTCTATATCACTTATGCCAAGACAAACGGGCAAATCAACTAGTGCCGCAGGGTACTTGTTATGGTATGCTATGTTTGTTCCGGACAGCACAATTCTAATTGCCGCACACAAGTACACAGGTGCCCAAGAAATTATGCAACGTATTCGTTACGCATACGAATTATGTCCGGACCATATTAGAGCTGGTAGCACAAGTTATAACAAAGGTAGTATAGAATTTGATAACGGGTCACGTATTGTTTCGCAAACAACAACCGAAACAACAGGTCGTGGTATGTCCATATCACTACTATACTGTGACGAGTTTGCGTTCGTTAGACCTACTATTGCTAAAGAATTCTGGACTTCCATTTCTCCTACACTATCTACAGGTGGTAAGGCAATTATTACAAGCACTCCAAACTCAGACGAAGACCAGTTTGCGTTAATTTGGAAACAAGCTAACAAGCGTGTAGATGAATTTGGTAACGAAACAGATCTAGGTATAAACGGTTTCCGTGGATATCAAGCACATTGGTCAGAGCACCCAGACCGCGACGAACAATGGAAAAAAGAAGAAATGGGACGCATCGGGGAAGAACGTTTCCGTCGAGAACACGAGTGTGAGTTCTTGATTTATGACGAAACCCTAATTAACAGTATTACCCTAATGGAAATGTCTGGCATTGATCCAGTAGAACGCCAAGGGCAAGTGCGATGGTACAAACGCCCTACAAGGGGTAACATATATTTAATTGCATTGGATCCTAGTTTGGGAACAGGCGGCGACCCTGCCGCTATACAAATCTTTGAAGTTCCTAGCATGATGCAAGTTGGGGAGTGGCAACACAATAAAACACCAATCCAGCGACAAGTTGTTATTTTAAAAGAAATCTGTCAGCACGTTTACGAGCAAACAGAAAGCGAAACAGACATATATTACAGCGTAGAAAACAATACGTTGGGCGAAGCCGCATTGGTTAGTATTGCTGAAATCGGCGAAGAAAACATTCGCGGAGTATTCTTAAGCGAACCTAAGAAAGTTGGGCAAGCACGTGGATTCCGCAAAGGCTTTAACACTACAAACAAAGTTAAACTATCTGCTTGTGCTAAACTAAAATCATGGGTTGAAAGCAAGAAGATGCACTTAGCAAGCAAAAACTTACTAAGTGAGCTAAAGACGTTTGTTGCTACAGGCGCAGGCTTTGCCGCTAAACCCGGAGAAACCGACGATTTAGTTATGGCTACTTTGCTAATTGTACGTATGGCACAAGTTATTAAGGGCTTTGACGCTAACTTAGATGAGCAATTAAGAGACACAGCAGACGACTATCTTGAACCCATGCCGTTCATTATGATCTAAGCTAAATATACAATAATAGGTTATTTAATATGCGTGAAGTTGATAAAATTGCAAGCAATCTCTTTGAAAAAGTGCGTAGCCGCTTTGACAACGTCAATGTTGGGGACGAAAACGCCAAGAGCACACAAGATCCAGAAAAAGCACGTTTCTTTAACTTTGACTATGTAAGTAAAGACGGTGTGAACTTTGGTAACATTACAATCAGCTTGATTGATGAAAATGCACTAAAAATTTACTTTGGTAAAAACATCAGCCAAGACTTGGACGAAAGCCACAAAGACGAGTGGTTTGCGTTTTTAAGAGACATGCGCCAATTTGCTAAACGCAACTTATTAACATTTGACACACGTGATATTGCTCGTAGCAATTTACAACTTAAAGACGTTAAACAACAAAGTAAGGCGGATAGTGCATTGACTACAGATGAAATCCAAGTAGCAGAAAGCCGTATGTACGGTAGCACTCGCAGTAGCTATCAAGAGTGCGGCCCAACTAAGATTATTGTTCGTCACAGCAAAAACGTAGACGAAGAAGTACACGGTGCTCGTAGCCGTAATATCGAATCTGTGTTTATTGAAACACATCAAGGCGAACGCCGTCTACTGCCATTTAAGAACTTACACGGTGCTCGTGCAATGGCACGTCATATGAGCGAAGGCGGTATGATGGAAGATGAGCTAGGCGAAAGTATTTGCAGTATGGTTGGTGAAATGAATGCAATGGCTCACTTTGTACGTGAAGCTAAACGTCGCCAATTTGAAGATAAAGAAACCGATGCAATGGCTAAAGCGGCTGTGCATCACTACAGTGAATTAAAGAATAAGCTAAAGCATTTAGGTGGACGTCGTGGCTACAACCATTACAAAGAAACTTACATGCCATCTGCTGATGTCGAAGAAGAAATTGATGTAGATGCACTACGTGAGCGTTTTGTTAAAAAGATTTACGACGATCGTTTTACAGAAGCATTGCCATATGTATATCGTGCGTATAAGCATCAACAAAGTATGCAAGAGTCTGACCTGGCTAAACAATTTGAAAGTTGGGCAGATGATATAGTTGAAGGCACATGGGCAGTACCCGACACAGAATCTAAAATTTCTGACTTAGACGAAATTATGGCTAAGCCATTAGAAGTTGGGGTAGATGGTGATAATGCTTCTAGTGCATTGTATCATATTATTGGGGACGACAAACTATTTGATAGTTTTATTGAACTAGCAGATACCGAAGGCGACCAAGCAGATGCTCGTCCATTGGTGTTAGGTTGGTTACAAGCAAACAATCCTGAGCTAGCGGCAAAATACCAGACTGCTATGCAACCCCAACAAACTACACCAAATCAAACAGTTGGTGGTACAACAAATGAACCAAGTGCTCCGCAAGGCCAGATCCCTGCTGAGAGTACAGATGGTCTAGACTTCTTACGCAGTTTGGCTGGTTTGCGTAAGTAACCAAAACTTAGTTTCACCAAAAGGCAGAATTTTCTGCCTTTTCTTTTGACTTTGCTAAATACTATAGCATATACTACGGTATGTGCATTAGGCAAACTTAAGGCACATTTTAAATCATTTAAGGAGATACATTATGGCTATGACATTGGCTGAGATTCGTGCAAAACTACAAGCATCAGAGAACCGCGGACAAGGCGGTAACAAACAACAAGGCGACAACGCTATTTTCGCACACTGGAATATTGCAGAAAATACAACCGCTCGCGTAAGATTCCTTCCAGACGCAAACACTAAAAACTCATTCTTCTGGGTTGAACGTGCTATGATCAAACTACCATTTGCTGGTATTAAAGGTCAGGCAGATTCAAAGCCTGTTGAAGTGCAAGTACCTTGCGTTGAAATGTGGGGTGAGGCATGTCCTATCCTTGCAGAAGTTCGTACTTGGTTTAAGGATCCTAATCTTGAAGATATGGGTCGTAAGTACTGGAAGAAGCGTAGCTACCTATTCCAAGGTTTCGTTCGCGACAATCCTTTGTCTGATGACAAAACTCCAGAAAACCCAATTCGTCGATTTGTGATTAGCCCACAAATCTTTAACTTGATCAAGAACGCACTTCTTGACCCAGAGATGGAAAACCTTCCAACTGACTATGCCGCTGGTCTTGATTTCAACATCAAGAAAACTAGCAAAGGTGGCTATGCTGACTACAGCACAAGTACTTGGGCACGTAAAGAAAGTGCATTAACTGAAACTGAAGCGGCCGCGATTGAACAATATGGCCTTCATAACTTAGCAGACTTCCTACCTAAGAAGCCTAGCGAAGTTGAGTTGAAAGTTATGAAAGAAATGTTTGAAGCGTCTGTTGATGGTCAACCATACGACCCAGACAAGTGGGGTGCATACTACAAGCCTAACGGCTTCAATGCTGGTAACAAGCCAGCGGCGGATTCAGATACTACAGAATCTGCACCAGCACCAGTTGCTAAGCCTGCTCCAGTTGCATCAGCACCTGTCGCAGAAGATCCTCCGTTTGATGTGGACGAACCAGAAGCTCCAGCGGCTACTGCTCCAGTCCAAGCCGCAAAGCCTTCTAGCCAACGTGCAGAAGACATTTTGGCAATGATTCGCAACCGTCAAAAGTAATAATGCGTGTCTGGGGTAAGGGTACGGTCCCTTACCCTATTTCAAATAAAGGAATCTAATTATGGCAATTACAAAACCATTCGACGTATCAAAATTTAGAAAGAACATTACTAAAGCCATTGATGGTATTAGTGTGGGCTTTACTGATCCAACTGATTGGATCTCAACAAATAACTATGCTCTAAACTATCTTATCTCTGGGGATTTCCACAAAGGTATTCCAATGGGTAAGGTTACTGTGTTTGCAGGCGAGTCCGGTGCAGGTAAGTCATTTATCTGTTCTGGTAACATTGTTAAGAACGCTCAAGAGCAAGGCATTTATCCTATTCTAATTGACACAGAAAACGCACTTGATGAGCAGTGGCTTCATGCGTTAGGTGTTGACACAAGCGAAGACAAACTGCTAAAACTTAACATGGCTATGATCGACGACGTAGCTAAAATGATTAGTGAGTTTGTTAAGGAATACAAAACACTACCAGAAGAATCGCGTCCTAAAGTCTTGTTTGTACTTGACTCACTAGGTATGTTGTTGACACCAACCGACGTTAACCAGTTTGAAGCTGGTGACATGAAAGG